CTTAACTGTGCAACGCGTTTGGGCCTATTACCGATCTAATCGGTACCGCTCCCTGGAAGGGAGTCGGGTGATGCTTGCATCATTTGGATCTATGGTGATATGGAGGGCGCTATGCCAACCGAAATAACAGGAGGCGTTTACGGCGGCTTTTGCATGTACGAATCTTTGGAAGGGCCTAAACCCTCGACCTCGAATCTACTTCGCATTGGAGCCGACATACGTGAACGTACCTGGGTCCGGTCAGCTAGTAAGCCCTATATCCACACCAATCCCTATAGCGACGAAGCGTACACGGTAACGCAAAAGGCACACAGCGTACACCGTATCACTCCAGGTTATGGTGAACACCATTCCTGGGGATACGGTCAAGTTGTGGACCAATTGCGTGACCTTGCGCGCGGGATCGCCGACACACATCAGTACGACCACCTTGGGACCTTAAGTAACAGGATCTATAGTGGTTTATCTGAAGTGAACTGGGATGCAGCTATGTCCTTGGCCGAAGGTAGGGAAACTTACCGGATGGTTGGGGACTTGCTTGGTGATATTGCTAGTGTAGCCAAAGCAGCGAAAGGCAATCCGTTTAATTTACCGAAACGTTTACCCGAAATCCGACGCAACCTGATGAAGGCTGCAAGGAAGGGCAACGAAGCAGTAAAGGCGACGGCAGGCCGATGGTTGCAATACCATTACGGTATCTCACCGGCAATAAGGGACATCGAGTCGGCTAGTAAGTACTTCACCGACGAAATTGCCCCATTACCTGTCCACGTGCGGAGACGTTCTAGCATGTTACTTCCGATCGTTGATCGGACGCAGAACTACCCGCTCTCTTATAGCGGCACATGGTATCAAGGTCCCGGCCCCCTCGTAACTCAGGGGTGGTCTCGGACCAACATGTGGGCGACTGTTCAGAGAAAAACGCGACCGTATTCCCCGTTCCGCGAATTGGGATTCGACTCAGCAGCCCGTATTGCTTGGGAGCTGGTCCCCCTTTCATTCGTTTTGGATTGGGCGGTCGATATTGGCGGTTACATCGAGAACTCGCTTATAGCGGACTCCTTTGACATCGTCGATTGTGGATATAGTAGTGTGTGTCATTTGCACATGGTGCATGACGCAACCCTGGCAACCGGTGGTTATCAGACTGAGTTTTACGGGACACCCGCACACGCCGAGATTGAATATCGACGCTACGCGAGAGTACCGTTCAGCTTGACTCCGTCAGTTGTTATTTCTAACCCCTATAACAGTGAATTTACAGCGTTAAACCGAGGAATTACTTCGGCTGCGCTGGCTGTTCAACGTTTGTTGAGGTAAACACATGCCACAAATGGC